CAACTTTCACAGGGCCGTGACATTTCTGAATTTGTCACTGTTTCCTGGGATTTGTTTCCGAATCCATATTTCGATGAATTAAAACCATCTGTAAATACAGTTGAACAAGTCATCACTACCCAGGCACGCATGTCTACTACCAATCGTGACCTCGAGGTATACCAGAACGTAGCACTTGAAGCTCCTGAATACCCTGACATTAAAGTTGTATTGAAGGATCTTAGTGATGTTTCGTACAACACATCATCTATTCATGTGCGTGATGGAACTGCTTATAGAACACCAACTGCTATTGAGACTGGCATTGCCATCCGCTTATTCTCACAATTTGTTAGCAAATTTTCTAATAAGACAGTTCTTGACGCGCCATCTGCGCCTAAGATTATCAACGCATCAAAAATTAAGAACCACTCAAAATTCAAATCTATATTATTGATCAGTCCTGATTGGACCATTGGCTTTGAAACGATTGACGGTCTATTGTTTGCATATCTTGTTGATGGAAACAAGGACAACGTTGAGTTCTTTAAAGGAGGATATTCCTTGCGTGACAAAGTGTATTATATTGAAGATAAATCTGATGCAATTGCTGCCCTTCTGGTGGTAAAGAATAAACATGAGAAGATGCAAGCGCGGATGGATGCTTTGATAAAAGATAAGCTCCCTGAATTAGAACCAATTGAAGTTGCTGTAACAAAATCAGAAATTTGGACTTTCCTTGATAAAATTGTGAATATTCTTGGTATTGTTGCCGCCATTGGTGTTGCATCTGTTTTGTCTTTTGTTGCTATTGACAAAGATGATCATACTGAGATTGAGCGCAAAAAGCGCCCCCAAGGAGATATTCAGAGGTGTAAACATGGAATACCTATAATGTCCCCATGCGAGAAGTGTGATGAAGCAAAGACTCGCATTGCCTCGATGGAAAGTGAGATTACTTCTCTTAGACAACAATTGGCCGATTTAACACCCGATGTCCCAATTGAGAGGAAGAAGAGAGCTCAAGGTGAGCTCCCCAGATGCAAACATGGAATCCCATTGGTGTCACCATGTGAAAAATGTGAGGAGCAAAAACTCCATATAACTAAGATGGAAGCGACCAGAGAAGAGCTTATTACTGAGTTCGAGTGTTCCGGCGAAGTGGATTATGATGCTATTTCTGAGAGCACAATGTATCTTGTCTCGTTCGGACCTACTGAGGATAATGTTAATTGGGGCGTATTATTTGCTGGCCATGTGCATTTCCTTCATGAGACAACATCTTCTCAATGGACTGCATATTCCACTTCTGTCCAGCATATCAAGGACAGGAATGAAGATATATGGCTCCAGCTTAAGGCCACCATGCCATTTGATCGTATTTTCTTTAGTGCTATGCTCGGCAAGACATTGTATACGCCGACTCACATCGACATTGACGTCGCATACTATTTTGCAAAGTGGATCTGTACTCGCCAAATTGATATTGGCAATCCTAAGATCGTTATGGACCATATTATTGCAGGATTGACGTCAGATGGGGTTATTCCTAGAACATCAGCACGCCAGAAGTCTTCCATCCAGACTAGGCCTGAAAGCATGTACGATATTGCATCACGAGACGTTATGAGTGTTGTCATGAAGAATAAGTTCTCTTTCAAGTATAAGGGAGAACATTGTAATTATGGAATATTTATACGTGATAATATAGGTATTGCACCAGAACATACACCTGAAGGTGCTGAATTGTATTATAATGACAAGTGTTATTCTTATGAAATCGTGGTTCGTGCACCGCGTAATGACTTTCAAGTGATCAGAGTTACAGACAAGACATTCCCATCTGTAAAGAACATTACCAACCATATGGCGAGCCATGTCGAATTGGCACAACACCTAGCCAATGCCAAGGGCAGAGCAGCTGTTCTGCTTGGCTTGGGAGATGCAAAGTGTTCTATGCTCATGATGGCAAACACTGAGACATTCCACCGCGTTATAACTAAGACTGATGAGAGTGGTTCTATCACATACAAGTGTTCTCTTAATTATTTTGGGAGTACTGGAGTATCTAAGAGTGGAGACTGCGGAAGTCCTCTGCTCATCCAAGCTCCTACGGTTACCAGGAAATTTATTGGTATTCATACTCGCGGTAGTGCAGACATTTCGGTGGCTGCACCGCTTACAGTTGAATACTTTGAATCTCTTATGGCCATGGAGGTTGATCAGACCAAGACTGAGGCCGTTGTTGACAGGACTCGACTATGTGATGACATCATCTATCACCAGACTGAGTTCCAGGATGCTTCAACTGGCTTGAAAGAAATTGGAGTTACAAAGCTCCACATACATTGTCCTGTCACTACCACAAAGTACAAGTCTGGATTAAACTGGAATACTGATACAGAACCGTCAGTCAAAAGCAAGCGAGACCCGAGAAATATCGAAAGGAGAGACGTTCTCAAGGAAGGAATTGCAAGGTATGCTAAAGTATCTCTTACCGATAACATCCGCGAGGAGATTCAAGATGCTGCCAATGAAATTGGAAATTTCATTGCAAATCGATTAAATGCTGCTGGGAGGAGCACTCGCATCATCACTAACACAGAAGCTGTTAATGGTGCTCCCAATGCCGAATTTGCTGCCTCGAAAGCCATCGATAGGAATGGCGCAGTCGGCTATCCCCACGCTCTGAAAAACAAGGGACGCTCAACAAAAGGAGATTACCTTATTCAGAATGAGACGAACGCTCTGTGGTATTTCCGCAAGGATGCCGCCTCGCAAGCCATACTATCGGCTACTGACAGAATTTGCAATGATGCTCTCAATGGAATTGCCAATGATGTTCCATGGGTTGCATACCCCAAAGATGAACCTGTAAAATTAAAGAAGATCTACCAACTGGAAAAACTCAAGACAAGAGTATTCTTCTCTGGACCTATGGAGTATCAGCTTGCTTGCAGAAGATATTTTGGCGCAGCATATTGGCGTCTCACAGAATTTCATCTTGATTTCCCATGCCGAGTAGGCCTTAATCCAACTTCACTCGAGTGGCAATCTATCGCTCACCAACATCTCATGAAGAATGATTTTGGATGGGACTCCGACATGGAGAACTGGGATGGAAGTGTACAACTGGAATTTCTTGAAGCAGTTACAGAAATTTACAACATCATTTATCG